TTACTATTATTAAATACGCATCCTTCACAACTAGCGTCACTGGATTCAACCACCTCCAGTTCTACTTCTTTCGAATCGATATTGTATTTAAATATAGATCCTATCTTATGATATCCTATATCATCCAAGATTATCTTATCGCCTTTATTAAATACCATCTGAATAATAAATGATTCCATTTTATCATCCGAACCATTCTTGTCCAATAGCATCTCACACTCATTTCTATCAAATCCAAATGACCTTATAAAATGTTTTGCCATATCGTATTGCTCCATATGTACCAATCTTTGTATGCATAACCATATTCCTTGTCTTATGCCTTCTTCCTTAGCCTCTTGCACTCTATCTCCCATATTATTTTGTATTAATTAAGTAACAATATTTCTCTTCGTTCTATTTTGATCATCTCCGGATTATCGTCATGATCATACCAATATAGATACCATGTACCTCCTCTATTAGCCTTCCACATCTTCCCTTCATATTTCCCTGATGGAATTGTCAATGAATATTCCCTAAGACCCTCAAAGGTTTGTTTGGTCATTAAGGCATACTCTTCATCGATTTCTATGTACCTCCTATGAGGTTGATTCCATGACATCCCACGCTTATCCGTTATCTTGGGTATTATATTTTCTCCATTCATTTGTATTAACTATTATGTATTTAATACTTTCCCCATCCTCTCTTTCATATTCCATGCAATTTGATCTTGTACAATTATACAAACTATTTTCAAAAACACATCCCGAACATTCATCATTCGCCTTAACTACTTTCAGTGTCATTTCAGACATACCCGCTTTCGGGAAATATTGTGTCAACTGCAACCAGTCATCCCATATTTTTGATTTACTGACATTTATCATACTTGGTAGTATCTCTCCAAGTTCATGACTCATATAAGCCGGTATGAGGTCGCCTTCTTTTCTATATGAATACCTCATTGTATTTTGCACAACTGAATCTATCTGGGTTTCCCCTCCTTTCATCTCTTTCACAAAATAAAATTCCGACTCCGAATTTACGCCCAACTCATGCAACTTTAGCGCAAGCTCATAAGGACATATAAAATTTTGATATTTCATGTTATTCTATATTTTCGTTTCTGTAATCCCCGGCATAGTCTAACCATACCCTGTAATCATTTCTGTACTTGGTCGCCTTTATTTTCATATTCCGGTATATATCCTTATTCGCATTTTCGCCAAGTACTCTCCTTACCTCCTTCTGTAAGACCGCCCCAATAAGAGGATAGACGTCCAAATAATTGTCTTCACACTTCTCGAAATCTATTACCTTGTTCCCTATTGCCCGCTCCAATGCCTTATCCATTGCCTTTATGATGGATTCTTGCACATTTTTATATCGATTGATAAAATCCTGTCTTATAGATACCATATCTCCTTCTTTAATACTCATATTTTCTTACGTATTTATATGTTATTTTATTACTCAACCAAGCCAACGAGCAAGGGCTGCGCCTTGTCTTCCCCGACCGCCTACCCATATACGCCGGCTCCACCGGTAACGCCACCCATGACATCTTGGATGTTTCTCCCGTAAATCTGATAGTGATTGCCATAGCTCTCAAATGTTAGTTGATATCTGTTTAATCCCATCCTAATTGTCTCGCAACACCCTCCATCTCGCTATATGCGATCCTATGACATCCAGCAACCAATATATCATTCTTATAGCTATTGATCTTCCATTTGTGACCGGTTGTATCCAATACCATATCGTGTTGGAATTTACTGCCATTATGGAAGAACTTTATCAATTTCCAAAGTCTCTCAGCCTCAGCTCGTCCTATCTTGATATTCTTACTAGTCTCAATTATGCCATTCTTGATGCGAAGCCATACGTTAGGCTGGTCATCCTCCAAATAATAATGTAGATATAATTCCAGAATCTTGCCAGACTTCCACATCTCGATCTGTTCTTCAAATTTTTTCTTGCGATCTTCTTTTTCTTTTCTTCTTTTTTCAAAAATTAAAGCCTCTTTTTTCGCCTTACTGTCTTCCCATCTCTGACATCTGGCCACATACTCAGCCCACGTTCCTTCACCACAAATCTCATCTACTATCACATTGGTCGTTCCTAAAGTTTCTAACGCTTGATGATTTAGCAATACCTCAAACACACGCTTTAACTCATGGACATATTCACTTTTAATCTTATCCGATTCATAAGATAACTCATGTTTAGTTCCGATCCAGGTGTTTGCGCTCTTTTTAAGAAGGCTCTCGGGAGTACCCATATTAAAGAACTCAATATAATCCATTAGACTTCTAAATACTCCCCAAACATCCCTATAAGACAGGCTTGTTCTGACCTTCTTGTATTTCTCGATAACCTCTTTGATAAGCTCCAATCGACTGGTGATAAAAGCCATGCTACCATCATCAGACATATTATATCCAACAGAAAATACCTTTGAACCAGTTGGTATTGCACTACGAACACAACGTTGATGTTTACAGGTAGAAGAAGAATAATACTCATCGTTAAGCAAATACGCCTTTTCACCACACTTATTTCTTACGATTCTTCCAACCTCAAAATGATAACCATAAGAATAAATACTTCTACCTTCAAAGAAAAGATTACTACCTTTTCCGGATTCTTTCTTTTCATTTGCCCATAAGTGAGCGACCATAGAGTTGTTCATATCTATTAAGTTTTGAGTGTTAATTATTGATTATACTTGCTAAAAATAACATCGACACAAGTTCCGCCAATAGCGTTTGCGTCATTATACGAATAAAAACCTTCTGTTCCCCAATCCACACCAACTGGACAACCATCTGCATGTTTTACAAAGTCATCAACTTCTTGCGCTTCCTCGTTAGATATTCCAGTGTAGTCACCATTAATCAAAGCCCCAATCCAATAAATCGGAAGCCTATATCTTATTATCTCTATATTCATAACTTTATCAATTTACAATTACTACCTTTTCATTCTATTTTATTCAATGGACCGGCATGCGCTTCCCCATTCTCATAATAAAGCTGACCCTCATACTGGTTATGATGAAGCTCCTCTCGTATCGCATCTTCATCGTCAGCCCAATGTTCATATTCCTCATGCCATGACTTGAAGAAGTTATCATAACATTGTCTCATCAGATCCTCTAAAGAAAAACCCTCCGGATAAGTACACCATACATTGTAATAATCAATTATAGGTTTCAGGAGATAATAATCATAACACATCCCTGTCAATGGGCAATTATCTCCATAGTCAAACATCACCCTACTATACTTGTGCCTGTATTTGTATTTCCCATCAATATATTTACCTGACGTGGAGAAATACTTGCCCTTGATAATATATGGCATAATATTGTTGTTGATATATCTGAACAGTAATTTGCCGCATAGATTCTCAGGGAATATATCACGATGATAATCTATAGGATGTTCATAAATAGGATCTTTGTATTTAAACTCATAACTAAAATCATATCTCTCGTATCCAACTTCCCAACCATAAACATTAGTATCTGTCAGATCTTCAAAGGCTTCCATTGACTTTTTTATAGTCTATGTCATAAGCATCCATACATTGCTCCATTACATTCCAACGCTCACGCTCTATGATCCTTTCTTGTGAGTCTTTTGGTAACTCATCAAACTCATACAGTTTTAATACAATCTTTTTCATAATCCCTCCTCTTTTAATATAACTAGATCCCTAATGTCAATCGAATGACATACGTACCTCCTTATGTTCACGTTTAGAGATATGATTGTGGCCATTCTCACGAACCACCACAATCCAGATTCAGATATTACTCATCCTTTATCTTTACGAATGGGTTTTCTACATAAAACTCCACTACATCCTTAGATTTTATAGATGTCACTATACCGGTGGTATCCACAAATCCATCTGTCTCATCCATTGTCAAATCTTCTATTTTATCTCCCGGCAGAAAACAAAGATTATAGTCTTGATCAATATACATAATCATCTTTAACCTAACCATGTCATCAATGACGCCTTTCATTCTCTCCACAACATCTAATTGATCATCAGTAAGCATTAATTTACTTTTTGAAGATTTTACTAATCTCATGTCTCCATTCTTGTCAACTACAGTCAAGTCATTGAATTTATACACATCTTCACATGTTCTGTAATATGTTTCCTTACAATAAATTTTTCCTTTATTATCTATTTCAACATCAAAACATTCCAACTTACACTTGACAGCTCTTCCGTTTTTGTATTTCCACACATCACCTATTGGAGCGAATCCGTATAATGACTCAAAAACATCATATATTGATAGTCTTGTCTTAGGAATGCTCTTGCCCTTTTTAAAACATTCTTCGGACGAATAAAATAATTTCCCATCTAATGTCTTCTCAGTCCTACATCCTCCCCATGTTCCTACATATCTAACTACTCCATATGTAAAACTGATCAAGATTTTATCAATCTCAAACCACTTTAATTT